TATAGAGTGGGTGCCGAGACAAGATAAAGACTAACGGCTATGCAAGAAGTTGAGAACTTTGCAAGGTTTTATGCGGCGATGAAGGCAATGCCGGGCATCGGAGACCGAGACGAGTATAAGCGGAGTGTCGTGGCACAGTACACCGATAACCGCACAGAGAGCTTGCGAGAGATGACTCGCAAGGAGTATGGCGAGTGCTGTGCCGACATGGAGCGCATGAGCGGGATAGCAGAGCGACGGCGCAAAGAGCGCAGTGCGTGCTTGAAGCTTATGCAGCGTATGGGCATAGACACGACCGACTGGACGAGAGTGAATGAGTTTTGCCGCAATCCACGAATAGCAGGGCGAGACTTTGCGAGGATAGACGTTGATGGTTTGGTGGCGCTGCAGCGGAAATTGCGAGCAATGATGCGCAAGGGCGTTGGAGCGGCAACCGAGCCAAAGGCAGCAGCCGAACAGGCGAAGAAAATAGTAGTGTATCAATTAACAACTAAAGGAGAAGCATGAAATCAAAAATGAAAGAATCAATTGACTGCGTGAAGCACACTGTAGCGGAGCTGACCGAGGGCTTGAACGCCGATGCATACATAGAGTTTATGCGCGAGCTTGCAGAATGGGCGAGCAATCAGGCAGACATGGCAGAGTATGACGAAGACGAAGAAGCATACAATTACTAAATAAAAATTTAACCCTTTAAAAAACGCTTAAAATGAAAGAAACAGTAGAAATGACTGCAGAAGAGCGCGCAGAGTTTGAGGCATTCAAGGCCGAGCGCGAGAAGAGGTTGGCAGCGGAGCAGCGCAAGCAGCAGCGTGCCGACTATGCACAAATGGTGGACGATGAGATAGCGACAGCAATACCGCAGCTGCGCGAGTTGAGCGAGGCCATCAAGACCGTAAAAGACACCGTTTACGGCAACTTTGGCAGCATCTTGGCGATGAAGAGCGAGGTGCTTGGTTTGGTGAAAGACGACCAGTGCTCACATCAGTTCACCAACAGCGACAGCACGATGCGCATAGCGCTTGGTGTGAATGCGATAGACAGCTATCGCGACACGGTTGAAGACGGCATCAACATGGTGAAGCAGTATATAGAGTCGCTTGCCAAGGATGATGACACAAAGGCATTGGTGAAAGCCGTGCTACGCCTGTTGGCACGCGACAACGGCGGCAACATCAAGGCGAGCCGAGTGTTGCAGCTGCGCAAAATGGCGGAAGACAGCGGCAACGAGATGTTCTTGGAAGGAGTGCGCATCATAGAAGAGAGCTATCAGCCGACGGTGACCAAGCGATATATCCGCGCGCAGTATAAAGACGAGAAAGGAGCGTGGGTTAACATACCACTTTCGATGACCGACGTAGAATGAGGCTATGGAATGCGAAGTAGTAAAAGAAGCGAAAATCGCGTTGTGCCGCAAGTGTCACGGCACGGGCGAGGTATCAGAGGTGGTGCCGGGCAAGATGCCGTGGCAGAAGCGCAAGACGACAGCCGAGTGTCCGCAATGTAAGGGCAGTGGCAGAGTGAAGGTGAGCGGAGTGATGAAGCTCACAATCGAACCATACGAACAACAGTAAAAAAGCAATAGGCCTATGACGGCAAAAAGGCGTGGCGTAAGCTACCAGAAACGCGTGAAAGAGATAAACGGGATATACGACCGATATGCCAAGCTCGGGATACCGAACCGAGAGATATGGCGTCGGTATGTATATCCGGTTTACGGGATCAGCGAGCGGACTTTTTACAATGTGTTGAAAGCTCCGCTCACGCCACGCTTTTTGAATGCGATAGAGAATTATCCTACACTATTTGATTTTGGTGAGAAATGAAAAGTGACATAAACGTAGTGATAAAGCGGATATTGCGGGACATACAGGTAGAGCTGAGCGATGAGTTTGACAAGAACTTTGAGCGTCAGGCATACTTCAGCAAGGCGTGGGCACGTCGGAGCAGTCCGTTGCGACCGGGACGAGGGATATTGGTAGACACGGGCAAGTTGCGGCGGAGTGTGAAGAGCCGAGTGAGCGGCAGCTCGATAGTGTTTGAGTCGGATTTGGAATACGCATCAATACACAATGAAGGCGGCGAGATCAAGGTGACAGCCAAGATGAAGAAGTATTTTTGGCATAAATACTGCGAGAGCACCGGGGCTTTCGGGCGAAAGAAAGACGGCACAGTGCGCAAGGATAAGCGGACAGTGCAGTTGGGCACGGAGGCAGAGTTTTGGAAGCATATGGCGATGATGAAAGTTGGCAAGACCATCAAGATACCGAAGAGGCAGTTTTTGGGAGTATCGCCTGAGGTGGAGAAAGCGGTGCGCGAGATAATAGAAGAAAACATAAGTGAATATTTAAACAGCATAGAGCTATGAGAAAAGAGATATACGAAACGATCAGCGAGCGGTTGTTGGCAACAGGCGAGATAAAGTATGTGGACTTGTGGAACCGCAATGTAGAGTTTATTGAGCAGGAGGACAACTGGCAGCGACCTGCGGTGTTTGTGGAGTTTGACCCGATAGTTTGGGAACGGACAAAAGAGCGAGCGATGCGGACAAGGGGCACGATAAAGCTGCACATAGTGACCGACTGGTATGGGTCGGCGAGCAGTGAAGCGGGAGCGACAGAGGAAGCACTTGATGAGATGTTTGGTTTGTCGGAGGTAGTGCGAGAGGCAATAGAGGGAATAGAAGGAAAAAGCTTTGGGCGTGTGATGTTGACTCAGAGTCACACCAATCACGACCACGAAGAGATATTGGAGAGTATAGAAGTATATTCATACCATGGAATGGTGATTTATTAGTTTTAAGTACAGTAAGAAGATAAGAGCAGAAAGGGCTGCCGACCGAGAGGTTAGCAACCCTTATTTTTTTTGATGAAAAAATTTTTGGAAATCAAAAATATTTTATACTTTTGCAGTAACGATTCCGTAGCTAATGACTACCGATTCGTTGTCAGCGGGGGTTGGCCAATAGGTCAACCGTCCGTTTTTTTATATAGAGGCGTTATCGAGCCATCAGAATTTCTCAGTAGAACTTCAGAGATATTTGCTCCAAGACTTATTCTATTAAGAATGCTTCGTAGCATGAATCGTTCAGTAATATTTGGGCGATCTATGATAATTCGGTCAGACTGTTTTAAGCCATGATTTAGCATATTATTAAATGCACGTTTTGGTTTGTCAGAAACAAAACCTTCATGCTCATACCATTTATCGCCAACTTTCAAGTCGGGGCATTTGCCATAGTATATAGTGTCTTTGAGGTCGCCGTAAATGCAATCATATTGAAATTTAGAAGGGCGTGATTTTTTAGGAGTAATTATAACCTCCTCGCCTGTATTGGCAAAGTGCTTAGCCACATCCATAATTTTGTTGAAGTCAGAGTCATTTCTATTAACCAAATTGCTGACCTCAATGCGACCGTTACCGATTTTGATAACCTCAGCACGTAGGCTTTCGCATGAGCGAACCAATTGGCATGCGGCACACAAATCACTTTCAGGGACGAAGCGAGCAAGCATCAATTTAGATTTGTCGCAGTCGCGGCAGCGACGGATGGTGTAAGGGTTGTAGTCGGGGACGGATTTGCCCTCGATGCCGGGGTTGAAGCGGAAGATGCCGCGAGAGTCGCGTTGCAGGGCTTCGTTGCCACGCTCGATAGCCTCGGCGTGGTCGGTGACGGGGTATTTGTTTTTGCGAACTTGGACTACAGTGCAACGGCAGTTCCAGCCGTTAGGGGGATAGAACTCGCTCCAGAAAGGGTCGGAAGGGGGGAGAGTGACACCGTTGAGGGCAGCGTGCTCGGGGCGGACGTTGCCATCGCCGGCTGTGCGATATTGAAGGTTGTAACGGTCGCCGTCTTGAGAAAACTCTTCCCACTTAGCAGCCATTTGGGCGGAAGCGTGGACGAAGTTGTACTCAGCGCGGAGATAGTTTTTGTTGTATGTCGTGTTGATGCTTTGAACGTCGTTAAGAAAGCGTTCAAATGGTTTACGATCGCCATTCTCATCGAGCAGAGAAGGGAAAGCCTCGTTGAGCTCGTGGAAAGTTTTCATGCCCGAGAAGATGAAGTTGGAGCGTTGCAGACGGGCACGCATAGCATCGGACATAGGAGTCTTCTCGAAAGAAGAGTCGAGAGTTGCAGCGTGAGCCGACATGAATGACTGCACCTCATCGGAGGCGAGGATGTTGATGTTGAGGTTTGCACCCTTTTGGTTGTAGAGCACGCTCATCATAGAAGAGAAGAGCGGAGATAGGTTGTCGAACTCGTTGAGAGAGTCAGCAAGCTCGATGAGGCTGTTCCAATCAATGATTGAGCGGTAACGATTGTGTAGCCCCACGTAGTCAGCGGGGCTCAGTCGAAAAAAGGGCGAGCGTTTTTTGCTTGAGAGTTGTCGGATGGCTCGGAGTTGTCGGATGGCTCGGAGGTCAAATCGTTGCGAGGAGCGCCAACGGGCATGTTGTATTTTTCGGCGAA